CGCCAATTGGTTGATCAAACCGAGTTTCAAGGCGTAGGCTTTAACCCTCTCGTCTTTGTTGTCCTGAACGATTATTTCGCCAGTCGGCAATCTGTATTCAATTTTTCCAGTCATGTGTTTTTTCGTTTTCTGTTTCGTTTATTTGATTTTGCTTTTCATCCAAAATCCTCTCCACCACATCCGTACACCACACGCAATCCGGTTGACTGCACCCGTTCCCATCGCACGAGAATAGGTTGTGGTCTTCGATTAGTCGGCGGAGGGTCCTCTCGTTTGGGAAGTCGCTCAACTTCGGTCCTTCATATCTACCATCCAGTAGGTTAATGCGATGCGCATTCCCTCCGTGTGTGCATCATACGGAACCCTGAAGTCGGCCAAGACCTCCTTCATCCACCGCTCCCAGTCTTGCCACCTACGTTTGTATTCATCCCGCTCCCTCTCCAGTTTGCGGGCAAATTCTGCGTCAACCCAATATTCAGCCCGTGCATCGTAATCGAACGATGCTTCGTCCGTCTCCGGTGTGTCGCTCATTTCGCCTCCTTCATCTCTTGCATCCAGTGTGTTAACGTGTTCCGCATTCCAACTGTGGCGGTATCAAGCGGTACTCTGCGGAAGTACTGCACCGCCTGCTTCGCCCACCGCTCCCAGTCTTGCCACCTGCGCCTGTACTCATCCCGCTCGACCAGCGCATCCGACAATCTTGAGCGAAGCTCGTTGCGAGCTAACTCTGCGTCAACCCAATATTTTTCGATTTCGCTGAGTTGTTTTTTCAGCGCATCCCGTTCGCGTTCCAATTTCCGAGCAAATTCTGCGTCAACCCAATATTCAGCCCGTGCATCGTAGTCGAACGCTGCTTCGTCTGTTTCTGGTGTGTCGCTCATTTCGCCATCTTTCTAAGTTTTTCCAAGTTTTTTCGATACCTTCGCAGAACAGGACAATCCTCGTGTGATTCATGCCTGTCTTCTTTTGGATGATGTAAATGAATGCACTCTAGCATTGGGATGTCCGTTAGAAGTACAAGCAATGCTTCCCTGAACTCATTAAGCTCGCGTTCAATCATGGCCGCGAAGTCAGTATTAGATGTGTCGCTCATTTCGCCTCCTTTATTTTTTCGAGAATCTCAGCCGGATCTTCGACAACATAAATATTCCCGAGATTGCTTAGTCGTATGCTTGTGGCATTATCCATTTTGTGAAACTCTAAAATAGCTTCTACATTTACCCAAACTCTTCTGCTTGGGTTACTTGGCAGCAATGCGGCTGATGCGTTTTCTTGTAGTGAGATGAATTTCATTTCGCCTCCTTTTAACTTGGATACACCGCTTCGATCAAAGCCATCGCCCGCTGCCGTGCGGACACCTGCCAAATGCATTTCTGGTTCATTGTTGCCTCCCAGATGCGCGTGTTCATTGTTTCAAGCTGATCTTCAGAAAGGTGCCTTTCAGCTTCAGCGATTGCGTTGAGATCGTTGCAGTAATCGGGGCAGTCAGCCATATATTTCCTTCCCGGTGGTTTTCCGTAAAGAGTCGGAGTGCGCGTCCCGCCTCCGGCACCTCTTATTGCCATTTTAACCTCTGTCCACCCGCAAAACTCAGCAATCACCCTGTTAATTTCCTCGTCGCTCATTTCGCCTCCTCCCATTTTCCCATCGTCCTCAGAAACGCCTGTGCGCGTTGACGTGCGGTAGCGTAAATCGGCCCCGTACGGCTCATAAAACCACCCAGCCATCGCGGATAGAAAATATCACGCTGATCATCGGTCAGCACCTTCTCCGCCTCGTGCATTGCGTTTAGATCGTTGCAGTAGTCTTTCGCGCATTTCCAATGCGGGTCATCCCCTGTGATTTCGCAGATCAGGAAGTTGATTTGAGAGTCAGTCATCCTCTCTCCTCCCATTTTCCAGTTGCTTTCAGCAGTGCTTCTTGCAGTTCGTTTTCTGAAGCAAAAAATGCAATCAACAAATAATGCCCATCCCACAACGGATTGTTTTTCAAAAAAACACTTTCCAGTTTCAGAACAAAAATCTCCTGCTGCCGGATTGTGAGATTCTGAATTTGCTCGTTAATTTCTTCACGCTTCATGCTGCCTCCTTTGCCGTTACAGCGACAGCCAACGCCGCCCACAAATGCGATTTCATCCCGTACAGCGGGCCCGGATTATTTTTGGTTCCCACCTGTCCTAGTCGGTCGATCAAAGCCGCGCGGATGTTCGCATCTTTAGCACGAGGACTCCCGCAAATGGCGAGTTTAACATCCTTTCGGTAAATCAATTGGACGCGCCCGAGACGCTCCACAAATCTTCCAATCCAAACGCACGTTTCAAAAACCTCTCTGCCCACCGGCATTCCGTATGATGCAATCATTTCGATGGCTGCACTATATGCGCGAAATTCGCCGAATGATATTTTCCGCAACAGGTCGAGGTTGTCCATGATACCGCAATCGTGGATCCTGCTCCCGTCCCACACCACAAACGCGGATTTATCGGTGCCGGGATCAATAGCCAATATGCTTGTGCTCATTCCATCCCCTCCAATGTTTGCAGCCGCTCTTCGCGCTGAAACTTCCGGAATGCTTTTAAGCCAGCGCAAGTTTCTCGATTGATAACCTCTCGCAACGTCAATTTCTCAAGCCCTCGCGATGCAAGCCACCTGTCGCACGCTATGCTAATTTCTTTCATGGTTTGCATGATGCGAAAATCTCCGCTGGTTTCGTCGTCTGATGTTTTTTGCATAAAATAGGTGCGGACAGAGAGGGGGTCGGACCCTCCCTGCCCTAAGTTTTTCAGAACCCAAGCCCGTCGTTTGGAACCGACTTCTGCGGCTCAGGAAGCCAACGCTTGACCTTCATCCGCTCGTTTCCGTTGTACTCTTCGACAAATAGCACTGCTTCGCATGTGCGCCCAATCAGGTCCTCTGAATCCACTTCTACATCCTGACCTTCCTCGATGTGGTTTCCAATGGATGTTAAAAACTCTTGGATTTTCCAGAAGACCTTCTCCGAGAACACAAGGTTCTCATAAATGATCGGCCCCTTGGATCCGTCAGGCATTGCGGCCTCCAATTTAAGCTCGATGACTTCGTTCCCGGCCTTTGAAACCGAGTCGGACGCTGAGAGGATTTCGAGCTTGTATTTTCCCGGCTTAACGATGGTTTGACGTGGTTCTGACGGCTTAACTGCTTTGAATGATGGCATACTTATTTGACGTGTTTGGTTTCTTTATTTTTCACTGCACGCAAAACAGCTGCACTCGCCGCCGTCTCGCAAATCTCTTCCGGGAACGGTTGGCCTGATAGACTCGCCCACAGTTCACGTGCTTTCTTGCCGCTGAGAGTTCCGCATGCTCGCAATACATCCGAGTATGGCAATCCATGTTTTGCAAGATCCGAAGGCCTTACGAATTCCAGCCCCTTCCGCGAGCTAACTGCCCATCCGGGGACCTGCTTTCCTTCCGCAAGGATCTCTTTCGCTTTTTCCTTTGCAATGTCGCGGAAATCCTCAACCACGGAGCAAGCGGTCAGAAATTTTCCGAGAAACTCAGGGTCCTCGATACGAACCTTGAAGTCTTGTTGTGTTGTTTGCACTTCATTTTCGGCAACCGCTACCGCCTGCAGTCGGGCCTCGCATGTTGTTTGATTTGCACACCAACCGCAGTACTCGCAAAGCTGCGGCTTGGCATTTATATCAAGCGCACTAGTTGCAATTTCGCCAACCATCTCCAGCGCCTCAGACATTGAAAACCTATGTGTGACAATTCGTTTCTCATCGCAAAAGATCAGGTATGCAATTGCATCCTGCATCCAATGCTGTTGCATGAGGCCAAGCGAATAAGCCGCCATCTGCGCCCTGTAATCGCGCACAGATCCGCTTTTAAGGTCGCAAAATGCAATCGCTGTGTCTCCATACTGCGGAACTCCGATGCAGTCTGGAGTGCCTTCCATCCGAATAAACCCAGCTTCAATCGTCATCCGCATCCTATCCTCGCGCGACTCGATATATCGCGCATCCTGCAAAAGCTCTTGCGCCTTTTCTGCCGCCCATTTCGCAGCCGCCAATTCCTCCGGATCAACAGCAGATTCCATCACGGATTGACCAGCAACAAGGTCTCGGAAAATTCCGTCAATCCGAGTCCCTCTGGCTGCCTCTGGCGAGTTGCCCGGAGCGCCAATAAACCGTGGACACTCCTGAAGCTTCGGAAGTGAAGAAGGTCTGATCTTCATTTCACTTCCCCTTTCTGTGCTTCCGCCCATTCTTTAGCCTTCGCGGCAAACCCTTGCCTGTTCGCGTTGATGCGGTCCTCAAAATCACGCTTGATGCGGTCCATTCGGTCAAAACCGCCGATACTGTAAAGAAATGCGGTTTCCTCCTCGGACAGGTCGATTTCGCAAGGTAACTGCGGTTCTGGAGATGTATTAAATATCGGCCTTAGCTCTCCGATCTCGCACGGCAAAACTTCCGCAAGCCCGTGCCTATTTTTGGCGTCGTAGGCGGCAGTGTGCGATGTATGCAGTTTCCGCTCTTTGCCGCCGACCCCCTTGCCCTTTCCTCCCTGCTCAATCACCTTAGTCTGGAAATTCAGAAACAGGATGGCGTCGGCCCACTCTTTCACGAGCGGAGACACCTGTTTCGACATTTTGAGCTCGTATCGGTCATGCTCGCCCGCCAGATCCGGCGCGGCAAATCGAACCACCCTGCTATGAGCCAAAAGCACGACGTGCTTTCCGCCCCTCACGACTCCGTCCAAGGCAGTAAGGAGCCGACCAAATTCCTCCGCCACCATGACCCA